CTGTTGAAATTGGTTTTTCAATTTTTTGTTCGATTGACTCATTTACCGCCACAGATTTTGAATTTAATTCATCCTTGATTACTTTATAAACTGACTTAGACTCTTTTAATGTTTCAACAGTATCAAAACGTTTCAAGATATTAATCTTTTCTTGTTTTGTAGTTGAATGTTCAGTAAATAGTCTTGTCGCGTAAGCCAAGTTTGAATTAAAAACTGCAACTTCATTTAATTTATCTCTGAAGATATTTAATGCTTTTCTGTACTCTTCATTTTTAGTTCTTAAAACATCAATTTCACTTTCAAGATTTAAATTTCTGTTAGGTGTAAAACCTTTTCTTAAACCACGTCCACTTTTAGATCCGAACGCATATGTTCTTGAAGCTTCTTTAGTTTCTTTTTTGAAAGGGTTAATTTCTTTTTTAATAGCGCCATCTAAGGAACCTTCTTTAAATTCAAATTTTGCCTTACCTAATTTTGCACCAGTACCAATCTTATATTCGTGTTTACCACCCATACGACCTTTATCAAAATCAGATTTTTGGTTTGTTTTGTAATTAAAAGAAGCCTTACCCAATTTAGCACCCTTACCTACAACAGGTTTAGACTCACCCATTTCTTTACTTGTAGATTTCTTTGATGGTTTTGTCATTTTAGATTTACCCATCATGCCCATAGACATTACTGGTTTAATTTTACCCATTGGTTTTTTCATTGACTCATTCATGTAAGATTCTTCTTCATCCATCATATCGTCGTCTTCCATTTCAATTTCGTACATAACTTCATCTTCATCATCCATCATGTCGTCATCTTCCATTTCGTTCATATATGATTCTTCATCCATCATGTCGTCGTCTTCCATTTCAATTTCGTACATAATAGCTTCTTCTTCTTCATCCATCATGTCATCATCTTCCATTTCGTTCATATATGATTCTTCTTCTTCATCATACATTTCACTGAAAAGTTTATCCATAAGATCTTCAGAATCTTCGTCAGAAAAATCAAACTCGTCTTCCATATCCATTTCGTCTAATTCATCTTCTTCATTCATACGAATAAGGAATTCAGAATCATCTTCGTCATCTTTGATGTTTAAATAATCACCATCTTTAACAACTTGGATTTTATCATTGGGGCCAAGTTTTTTGAAAACTGCCGCAACTTCTTCAGGACTAGCGTTAGTAAGATCCAAAGTTTCAGAATCACTCATATCCATTTCGTCTTCGTCTTCCATATCCATGTCAATTTCAACTTCATCCTCATCTTCCATTTCATCATCACTTTCGTCAGAATCCATTTCGTCTTCGTCTTCCATATCATCCATGTCAACTTCGTCCTCTTCACCTTCGGGTTTATTTTCAGCCTCTACCATCAAAGACTCTTTTACCAATTCAGAGATTTCTTCCTTCATTGTAGAAGCAAGTATTCCTTTTGCATTTTCAGCGATGACTTCTTCCAAACCTTTAATTTGGTTCATCACATCTTCAGCTAATGACTTTTTGTCTGCCATATTAATTATAGTTTTGTATATAAATATATCCAAAAATCAAAAAATCATTATTTTACGTATAAAAACAAAAAACCCCCGACTTTCGCCGAGGGTTAATCCTAAAAACAAAATGAATTAGTCTTTATCAAACACTTCATTGATTTTACTTTCCGATACCGAAGTAATTCTCCATTCATGAGGAAAGCCTTCATATTTTTTAGTTACGATAGCTTCAACATCGGTAACCGAAATTGCGCTAACCAACTTTTCTTCACGAATTTTTTTAATACGACCCGTATTTTCATCAGGCAAATCGTACTGAACTTTTGCAACAAAAAATTTTTCTTCCATAATATATAATTTACTTTCCCAAATAATGAGAAAGTTTTTTCATAAGGTCAAGTGATTTGTTCTCAAATGTTGAACTATTTTCAGGTTGACCACTACGTTGTACTTTCATTCTATTTTCCTCATCAAGATTTTCTTCAAAATTAAATCGATCTTCAGGTTTGGTAAATAAATAAGCACCTGGTGTTGATGGGGATGATACCAAATCAAAACAGATTAATTCAAAATCTTTTTGAACTTCATTCTGTTCTCCGACTTTTTTTAATGATCCGACACCTCTTGAGGATATACCCAATGTAACACCTTGTCTTAACAAATTTGCCGCCTGATCTCCCTTAGTAGATACAATACCTCTTTCATGAAAACCTGGTGACGTTAAAAGTTTAAGCTTACCTAAACAAACATGTCCATCCCACCATATCTCAGTAATTGCGTGTGATACACGATCAAGATCTATTAATGAAGATTCAGGGTGATTTAATTCAGATAATGCAGTTCCCTTATTGATTGCCTTTTTATAGTTTTCAACTTCTCTTTTCAATATCTGTTCAGGATATATTCTACCATTTCTGTTAGGGGTATTATATTTTTGTAAAACAGCATAAAATTCAAATGGTTTAGAATAATCTAACATATTGTTTGATTCTTCCAAAACTTTTCTGTTCATTCTATCTTGTGGGTCAATATATCCAGCATCCCACTCAACTAATATTCCTTTACCTATTTCGTTTGGTCCTAAAATTTTCATAGACATCATTTTGATATAAATATATCAATATTCCATCTGTGGATCTTTTTTTGTTAATGAAAAATTAAAGTCCTTGGAATTTAAGAAACAATCAACGTATATTGCGTCAGAAATGTCTTTAATATTATTCTTAATACTTTGTTCTCTGAAATCCATTATCTGAGTAGTGAATAATGTAATTTCCAAGTTTACAAAACTTTTCTTACCATAAGACAATCCACTTAACTTCACATCCAAATCAACAATAAATGTTTCTTTGAAAATTTTTTTATTGATGGTGTCAATAACAACCTGTTTTATGTTTCTTTCTAAGATTGTGATTTGTTTATTCCATTTTTCAAATTCTTTTTTTGGTAACAACCACGTTTGAAAATTGATGTAAATTGATTTTAATTCTTTTGAATCTACAGTGCCGTACGTAACTCTCGCATTCCTATACCCACTTAATTTAGAAGTTTTTCCCTTCTTCATTATTTAATAATATATTATAAATATTTATTTTTAAATAAATCTTAATACATAAAAGTTAAAAAGTCAAAAATGATAATTATAGACGTAACAAAATTTAAATCATTGGATAAAGCACTTAAACATTATAAGATGAAAGTGATAAAAACCAAACAAATGGATATTCTATATAATAATAGGGAATATGTTAAAAAATCTGTTAAACGAAGAGAAGAGATTATTAATGCTAAATATAAACAAAAAAAGAAGGACTTAGATTAAAGTCCTTCATATAAATTTTGTAATTTTAAATAATTCAACCGATTAAAGGCTTCTTTCTCAACAGAATCGATAGTCTCATTAAGTTTTTGCTTAATCTCATTATCGTTATTTGTTAATATGTAATTCTTTAATTTAATGATGGTATTTTCTTTTAACACATCAAAATCACTTTTTAAGTCAAAATCTTTTTTAGAAAACACTTCATCTAATTGTTCTAAAGCCTCTGGTTCTAAACCATCAATATACTTTTCTAAATTATACTTAACAACATTCTCAATGAAAGGGGTGAAATTATTTTTTGTAACTTCTTTTGATTCTGTCATTATTGACACCAATTCTTTTTTATTTTCAATATTTTCAGTTATCTTTAAAACATCATCATTTAATAAAGAATCCACTTTTTTATATTGATTTTCACAAACAACATCTTTAACCCAATTTTTAAGATCTGTTAAAAACAAATGATTTTTTTTATTCTTAATCGTTTTAATACTTTCTTCCAAATATTCCTTTGCAATATCTGAACTCATTCCTTGTTTTATTGTTAGATTGGAATATAAATAATAACACTCACTAAGCATCTTATTAGAAATTACAACTTTTTTAAAATTGTTAATTTCGGTGTTAAATGTTTGGTTGACGTATGACTCATTAAGTTTTTTCTCAGCCTTTGAAAATAATAATCCTAGTTCCATTTTTCTTTTTTATTATAAATACTTTATAAATCCTTTAATAACTTATCAAACTCCTCATTTAGTGTTTCTATCGACTTATTTCCCTTACCTAAGTCAAAATATTCATCAACAGTTATGTTTGACTCAAAAATTAGATTAAATTTTTTATCTATACTTGCGGTTTCTAAACCAGGTTCGGGTGCTCCAGGAGGTGGAGGTGGTGATAACGGTGGTTCACCTCCCATACCTTCAGGTGGTGATGGTGGTGTCTGTGCTTGTGTATCAGATGAAACAGGCCCTTCAGTATATAGTTTATCCAACGTATCAAATAGTCCGGTTTTCTTAATAACATTAGGTGTATTCGTAAGCTCAGTGGATACTGCCTTCTCAATTCTTTGTTGTTGTAAATCCAATTTTATATCTTCATCAGAGAATCCAAGAATATGTTTCTTAGCCCAAGATACTGATGCTGGAGCAATACCCTCAATAGGTGTTACGGTATCTTTATATGCCATCAATTTTTCTTTCCAAACGTCAATCTTTAATAGGTCAGCTTGTGTTGATGGATTTGTTAAACTTAATGTAAAATTAGATAATTCGTCCTCAAATCCCAAAATAAATAAGTGAATGATTGCGATTTTATTAAGTTCTTGTAACATACTTTTTTGAATACGATTAATTGTTCTCGCAAATCTGATATCCAAAAGAGCCAAATCTTTACCATTACCAACAACTTCCTCAAACCCTAAAAACGCTTTTGGGATTCTCAGTGCGGTAACAAGTTTCTTTTGAATGTATTCAATATCAGCAATCTCTGATAAGTTTTGAGCACCTTGTAGTGTATCAATTGGTGAAGCCTGTGCGACATCACGAACAGGGACGAAATAATCCTGATCGACAGCCATTTGATTGTACCTTAAATCAACGTTACCGGTTTGGTCATCAACAATTGGTTGTCTTTTGAACCTATTAGCAAAACGTTGTACGTATGGTTCAATATCAGCATCGTCCATATTACCAACAAAAACTTTAAATACGCGTCTTTCTGGTGCTCTAGATGTTCTATAAATTAACATTGCATCCTCGGCCAATATAAGTTGTTTCCAAATCCTTCTAGCCTTTTCAAGCATTGACGTACCATATGGTAACTTTCTATCATCCCCTAGTAATCTGAAGTGTGCAATTTCCCAAGTATTAAAATCTAAGTTTTTATTTTTCCAAGCAAATCTCATAGATTTCATTTCAGGGGCGCCCTCACCAACTCTTGGTCCCATGTACATACCTCGTTCTAAACGTTCAATTTCAATATTCGGTAATTGGAAATTACCAACAACTCCGTGTTCAGGATCCAATTTCAAATAAACAAAATTATCTCCGTATTTGCAGGTATTTCTTGTCCACATAGCCAAATTTGTATTAATGTCCAATACGTTATTAAATAAATCGGCTAATATTGATTTAATTCTTTTTGATTCAGAATAAATTTGAAGAATATGTCCATTTTCATCTACAGTTGTTGATTCTTCGGCATAAATGTCAAGTGCCGCTGATATCTCAGGAGTATATTCCATTGATTCATAATCATATGCCGCGGCCAATCTCGTGGGTCCATAATAAATTGATTGTTGATATAAATTGTTTTCAATTTTTGCCCAGTGGCCTGCTAAATATTTTGATTGTTTTGCTTGAAGTTTTTCTTTTTCATATTCCGTTTTATCGGTAGTTTTTAATAAAACTTCTTTGTCAAATTTAAATGTGGGATAATCATTATTAATTAATGAATCAGGTCCCATTGTTTTTGACAATCTCTGCCAAATTGTTAATTTTTTATTTTCCATATTATAAACTTACGTTTTTTTCCTTATAATTAAATATTATCTTCCCATACCACCGAATAACCAATTATAATTTTGGTAATCCTGTTTTGTTGGTCCGTTTTTTCTTACGTGTTGTTGATTGTTAAAAGAGGGTGTTAAAGGATTAAAAAAATTATCTGTAACCATTGGACTTTCCGCAACTTGCCAAGCATCAATTAATGCTTTTGTTTGTTCGGTCACTTTTGTTAATGAAGAAAATGAATTTTCCCCAACATAAATAGCCATCGCCAATGACATCAATAAATCATCGTGTTGTCCTTTTTGGTGGTCAGCACGACCATTAACATAAACAAATGTTCTCATCTCGTTTAGAAGACGATTGCTTCTTATTTTATATCCGTGTCTAACCTTCTCCTCCAACGCACCGATAATTTGTTCTCTCTTACTATTAAAATTTAAACCAGGTACTTTGTTAGCCGCCTTTGGGTCAAACTTCCATCTGTTCTGATAATCAACACCATCAAAAAACAAATTTTTATATCCAAGTTCTTGTAGTTTTCTTGAGGTTGAAACCCCCATACCACCAGTAATATCAATTACAATAAATGCATCATACATATTACCCCACTTAAAACATATCTCAGCGGCAACATCAGGTGGTACTTTTCCGAGGTATTCCACAACCTGTTCTTGTTCGTCAAAATCAATGATTTGAAACGTTGTGAAGTCCTCACTATCACCTCGTGACACATCAACCCCCATAATGTACTTATGACCCGGTATTGGGTCTTTCCAAACCCATAACGCACCACCCATCATCTTACCCGTGGGTTCCTGTAGTAAATTATTGTTTATTCTAGCAATATCTAATTGATCAAAAACGTTATCACCCGATCCCAAGAAGTTACATTCCAACTCTTGTGAAACTTTTCTTTTGTCAAATTTTAACTTCTTAACCATCTTCTCAAACCAATCTGAAGATGGGGAATAACCAGTTTTTAATAGATCTCGTATTTCTTCAAAATTTCTTTCTTCAAATGGTATTGAGGAATAATCTATTAAGGTTTCCTTACCATACTCTTCTCTATTCAAAAAGTAATGGATTATATTATTGGTCTTAACCAAATATAAATCTTTAGTATATCTCGGATCTTTCCACCATACCATTTCAGATATTTTGAAATCATTCATATTCTTAATTGCCTGATCGTATATCTCATAATAAATTGGATCAAATCCGTTAGGTGTTGAAATAACAATTACCTTACCCCCTGTGGATAAGGACGCCATACACGCAGCCCAAAAATCACCATCCGCTTCAATATACGCAGCTTCGTCAAATATCAATATAGTTGGGGTATAACCACGAAGTGCATCCCTTGATGTTGCCACCGCTTTTACCTCACATCCGTTTGTTAATTTGAAATGTCTTTGTGAATTTTTTTCAGGGGAGAACCCAATACCAACCCAACTAGGCCATTGTTCAGTAAATCCTCTAACCTTATTTGCCATTTCAACCGCAGTATCTAACTTGTTTGCAATGATTAGAATTTTCTCAGGTTTTTGTTTCATTGCAAAAACCAATTTTTTACTTGCCCAAGCTGCGGTAACAGTAGATACACCCGCCTGTCTATACTTTAGTGCGATGTTTTCATTGTAGTTATCATAGTCATTTAATAAATTAACTTGATCAGGAAAACAATCCACAGGTACATATTTCTGAACCGTATTATCATAAGTCTGTAAATACGATTTTAACGCATATGGTGTATCTTTCATACACCTTGCGTATTCTATTAAGATTTGCTCTTTTGTAAGTGCCATAACTATAAATATTAAAAAAGGGGATTAAAAATCCCCTTTCAAATATTTTAGTCTTCTGACCTACTAATTCCTAAACTTTTTAAGAAATCATCGAACTCATCATCACTCGGTAAATCTGAGTCTGGAGGTGTTGGTCCCTCGTCATCATATCCATAATCATCATCCTCATCGTCACCTTGCTCCTTGTTATAGACATATTCTTTGATCTCCTTAACCATTCTTTCAATGATTTGTTTACCAACAGGATCTTTACTATTAATCAATTTGGCAACACGGAAGAATTCTTCAGGTTCTAATTGAACAAATCTGTTAAAGATGTAGTTTTGAATCCATTTTGAATTATCTTCATATACTTCCATCGGAAACACACCTTTCAATCTTTGCCATAAGACAGGACCAATACGAATTTGCCAAGCTTCATTTACCAAAGAATCAGTTTCACCCATTACAAGTTCTGCCTGTTCTGCACTACCTGTAAATCCTCTTGATCCCATCAATTCATAAGTTCCTTTAATCATCTCATGAATCAATACAGGAAAAAATGCAGCTCTAGCCTTAACGGTTGGGGGTGTTGTTTCAGGATCATATTCTTCGGTTCCCGCCATAGAACCACCGCCACCACCTGCAGATGCCGCTTCCATCATCTGATCAGGAATTATCCAATATGTAGCATCTAAAATAGACATTAAAACGCCATATAAATTACTCAAACGAGGATCAATCGCATCTAATTCAG